GCCGCGATCGACACCGGTCTCGTACCGGCGCTCTCCGACGTTGTCCCAGGTGAGTTCCATGTTGCGGGTATTCCTTTCAGAAGAAGAGGGTGAAGACGTAATGGTTGAGGTTGTCCGCGGGAAAATACCTATCAAAGGCACAGTACCGCAGTTCCTCTACCTTGTCGGGTAGTTCCGTGTCGGGATCCAGGTCTACCACCGTTACCTGATACCGCTTGGCGCGTGCGTATAGCCGATCATCAGCGTATTTCTCTTCGCTGCCATCTCTGGCATAGATGATGCAAGGATACTGCATCTGAAGCGAGTTTGGAGGCTGAAAATATACGTGCTCCGCCAAAGTCTCGAATAGACTATGGAGTTGGAGCCGTGAGGCCATTGTACACCTCCCCTAAACGAAGGAGAAGCCGGGGGTGTTGGACTTCTACATCTACTACTGTCCAACGAACCCCCGACCACTCAACGTAGCGGATGGCGAAGAAATGCTCACGTGCGTAAGCATCGGCCACGATGCTGATCGAATTTCCCAGGGAGAGAACTGGATTTACCTGCTCCCCCTCACGGAGGCCCCTACTCGTGCGAGTAATATCGCCGTAGTAGAGACGCTCCGTGATTTGTTCCTGGTGCACACCCGGTGCGGTTTCAACGGTGTCTGCGTACCCGACCTTACCGTGGAACTTCGCCATCGGTATCAGGTACCTAGTGGAGTACTAGGCGCCCGCGGTCCCCCGGAAGGCCCACTCGTCCTCCACGTTGTTCCGGAAGTAGTACCCGCCGTTCGCCGACGCGTAGATCGAGAGCGACTGGCCCTCCGGCACCGTGTACGGGCTGCCCGCGTTGGTCACCGCAGCGTTGTTGTCGCCGCGACGGTACGTCACGCCGGTGGTGTCGGTGATCGTGATCTCGGACGCGTCCTCATCGAACGTCGGAGCGGTCGGGGTCACCAGCGTGGCACCCGACGCGGCCTGCTTGACGACGATGGCCGACCGAATCTTGGTCAGGGCGCCGGACGAGCGGGTCTCGAGCAGGTACTTGTACTGGTTGTAGTCGATGTCGAAGTCGTCGAAGAACGAGACCTCGCCACCGCGATCGGCGCCGACGGTGTAGTCGGACAGGTTGACGATGATTCCGATCAGGTCGTCGACGTCCTCCATCGGCTCCACCGGAACGATCTTGCTGACGCCGAGCTCCGAGGCGAGCTCCGAGGCGGTCCGGTAGAACCGGCGCCCCATCTCGTCGCGGGCGAGCAGCATCTGGGTCATGACCGGCAGCGTGGTGTAGAACGCCGGGACGCCCGAGCCCTTGTAGAACCGCATCGACGCGAGGATCTCGTCGACGACCTCGGTCTTCTTGAGGTCACCGTCGACGTCGATCAGGACCGTCGCCGAGTAGAGATCGTCGTCGTTGAGGATCGAGCGGATGCCCGCGCCCTCGTTGGACCCGGCCGGGTCCTTGACCTTGTCCTCGCTGTCCGCGGCACGGCCGTCACCGATGAGGATGGCCCGCGCGACCTCCTCGTCGAGCATGACGCGCATCTCGCCCTTGAGCCAGATCACGACGTCGAAGTCGGTGATGTCGAGGATGTCGTCCCGGTCGAGCTTCTGCTTCTTGTAGATCGTGCTCGGCGTGGTGACGCGACGGGTGAGGCCGAAGAACTCCTCCTTCTTCAGCGTGCCCTTGATGTAGCCGCGGGCGCGCGCCTCCTCGTGGGTGATGTCGGCGACGATCGAGCGGATGCGCGAGAACGGGCTCTTGCGAACGTCTCCGAGGACGCTCGAGACCCACTCGCTCCGTCGCTTGTCGAACTCCGGGGCGTCGGTGACGTTCCGGGCGTCCGGGAAGAGGACGTCGATGTCCTCGATGCCGTGCGCGAACGCATAGGCGTCCACGGCCTCCTTCAGGGAGCCGCGCTTGACGGCGTCCATGGCGATGCCCTGCATGGCGTCATGCGAGAGCGTGGTGCGGGGCTTGGGAGCGTTCTCGCGCTCCTGCTCGAACACGTTGCGTCCGCTCATCTCGTTGTCGTCCTTTGCTTCGTGGTTGACGACCTCCTCGGAGGAGGTGCTGGTCGGGGTGGTTTCGTCCTCGGGCTCCGCCGTGGCGTTGCTCTCGAGGGCGGCACCGATCATGTAGTGAACGACGTCCTTCTGGTCGTCGCTCATCGAGTCGTAGACGTCCTGAACCGTCGGCTCGTTCTCGTCCTCGACCGGCTCCTTCGGGGTCTCGGTGGTGGTCTCGGTGTCCTGGTGCTCGACGGTCGTCTCCTCTGTGACGCCGTGCTCCAGCTCGAGACCGGTGTAGATGATCGCCTCATCCACGTGAACTTCGACCTCGCCATCGCTGTGTGCGATGGAGATGTTGTCGATCAGGGCGCCGGGGTTGGCACCCGCCAGGACCAGGGAGAGCTCGCGGATGATGCCGTGCGAGACCTGCTTGGCCCTCTCGATGAGGGAGTTGGCGAAGATGGACAGGGCGGAAATATCGCCGTGCTCCACCAGCGTCTTCGCGTTCTTGCCCTGCTGGGTCTCGTTGAAGAACCCATAGGCGTAGACGCCCTCGTCGCGGTTCTCCAGGATCGCGTGGCCCAGGACGTTGTCGGGCGAACCGTGGCCGTGCTGCCACACCATCGGCACGCGCGTCTTGTCCTGATCCTCGAATGCCCCCGGGAGGATCGTACGTCCATCCGAGCACTTCAGTCCGAACTTCGTGGCCCAGCCACTGAAGTCAGGAGCGAGAGTGTCGGCGGAATGCATCAGGCTGTTCTCCGGCGAAGAGTCACCGAAGTCCAGTCGGGAAGTTTCTCCCATTTTGACTGTTCCTTTCGTCTTTTGGATCTTCGGCGCTTCTAGAGCGCAGCTAGTTTCCGTTTAGCGACCGCAATCTGACCTTTGACCTTGGTTGCCAAAACTTTGTAGTCCTCAAGCGTCACCTTGCCGCTGGATTTGCCATCCTTCTTGCCGCCGCCGGACTTTCCATCTTTCTTGGCTTTGCTCTTGAGCTCTTGCTTGTGCTTGTCGCGATACTTCGACGACTCACGGGCGTCTTTGGCCTTCTCGGCAGCGGTCTTCGGCTTCTCAGCTTCCTTCCGCGAACGCTCCTTCTTGGCCTTCCCCTTCCGATCCTCAGAAGACTCTTTGTGCTCCAGCTCTCGGATCTTGTCTTCGATCTTCTTCAGCTTGTCTTCGAGACGACCCACTTGCTCAGTGATCTTCTTGCGGAGTTTGACCCGCGCTTCACGAGCAATCTGCTGACGAGTCTTGCCCGTTCGCGGATCGATACCGGTTCTGGCCGTGATCTTCCTACGTTCATTCTCCGCCGCCGAAACAGTAGAGCCATCTTCGTAGGTATGAGTGCCCTTCTTTCGACCCTTCAAGTCACGGTTCTTGATGTAGTAATCATGAGCCTTGACCGGGTCATAGAAGTGAGCCAGCTGCTTCAGCTCGAATTCAGTAGGTGTCTTCATCAGCCACCCGCCAGCGCAGCATCGACTTCAGCTTCGGTTCTGTCCAGATCCGCACTCAAAGCTTCAGCTTCCGGATCACCTGCATCCTCAGGAGGAGGCTCTTGAGGAGGTGGCTCCTGATTTACGTCAACTCCGGTATCGCCCTGTGGCATATTGGAGTTGATCAGCTTGTCGGCCTTGGGCTCTGTAGATGGCTTCCAGCCCAGCTTCTGGCGAAGCTCGTTGGAAGTCGCGATCTCGTTGCGAGCCAGCTTGTCGGCGATGTCGGCGATTCCGCCTTCGCCACCGAGCGGAATGAGCTTGAAGGGATCCTGGAAGTACATGATCGTCTGATGCTGCGACCGAGCTGTCTTGGTGAGGAACACTCGAATCATCGCCTCGATGATGGCGTCGCAGATCGGCTCGATCGTACGATTCATGTAGTTCAGCATGGTCTTCTCGTCGGCCGTACCGTTCATGACCTCTTCGGTCAGACCCAGCTGTCCCCAAAGCAGCTTGGTCAAATATTCGACCTGCCCCATGAGATTGTTCTCGGCTGGACGATTCAGCTGAACGATCTTCTCGGTAGCTTCCGCGTAGGCGATGCCGTACTGGCTACCCTTGAGCTGGAACTCGATGTCCTTGCGCCGCTGCTCAGCCTGCTGGCGCTTGTTCTCCGACTTGATCACATACGGCAGCTGAATGATCAGGTCGAGCTTGCCCGACGCCGACTGCTCATCCACTGTATCCAGAAGATTCAGCTTATGAGTCAATCGCTTGAGCGTTGAGTTCGGCTCGTTCATCACCGAATATAGCGGGTTCTCCACGATGGCAACAACGGTCTTCGGGAGCGTGATCTCCTCACGCATTCCTCGTTCTTCGTTGTAGAGAGAAACCGTGACGTGCTTCGGATACCACATGACGATCCGACCCACACGCAAGGTCCGAATGTCATACCCACCGGTGTCCATGGGACTGAGGCTGGTATCGACTGGGACGATTGCCGCAACACCTTCATCCAGAAGGGTCATGACGATGTCTTGCCTGAACTGACGTGCTGCCTGATCGATGTTGGCTTCTGTCTTCAAGCAGTTGTTGAGACCGCTTTCGATGTCTTCCAAATATCGATCTTGATCGTCCGTTCGAACATGTCGTACCAATACTCCAGCGACATCGATCGCAATGCGAGTGTAGATCGCGGAGATGATCGACTTCTCGGTAGAAAATCGAATCGTGGGACGATCCGACCGACGCATTGCCGCTAGTCCACCATCGCCCGTATACGGTCGCTGTCGTAGTTCTTCTTGTTCACGACTTGTGAACGCATTCCAAGCATGCTGGATTCTGTCTACTAGACCCATCAATCACCTCCTTTCTGAGAATATCGAGTGATCAGTCCTGCGGTTCGTCCGGCTGAAGCGGAGGCCATCCCTTCTCCTCCCGCTCTTCGGCGGACAGTGCGAACTCCTCGCAGGTTTCGCCCTGTACCGAACGAAGTACGACAACCGAGCCGTCCTCTTGCTCGAGCCCTTGTTCTGCGGTGGAGCCGTTCTTCTCGGCGTATTCCTCGAGCGCTACCTTTTCCGTTTCGTACATGTGTCTCCTTACTCGGTCTCGAGAAATATCACGTCGCTTGCTTTGGCAGCCCCGTAGGCCAGATCTTGCCTTCGATGGGTCGAGGCTTTGCCAGACCGCCTCCAAGTTTGACAGCAGGGGCAAGAACCACCACAGACGGAGCATCCCCTAGATAAAAGGCCATCAGGCATCCCAGAGCATGGCGAGTTTCTGACCGCCGGTATTTACTGCGTACATCGGGAGCGGAACAAACGTATGCGACGCTCCCCATACGTTCAAAGTGAACTTCGATGCTTCCGCAGTAGAGAACGGAAGTTCACCCGCCTTACCGGACAACCACGGAAATACGAACGTCTTGGCAAATCGATAGACCAACGACTGGTAAAGTCGCTTGGTAGTCATGTCGCCACCATTGTGGACACCAGAAAAGACGTTCGGCGTAATTGCTCCGATTGAGTCGGTAGTCCACGCAACCGTTCCATCACTGTAATAGAAAGTGCTCGCCGGAGAGTTTCCCGTTGGCTGAGACAATTCCCAGAGCAACGATTCCGCACTCACAACCGACCCATCGATCTGGTCTATCAATCGCCCTACAGCGTATAAAGCTTGATGGAAATTGCCGCTGGCGTCGTAAATCATGACCCACGACGAATGCGCCTCGCCGCCGCCGAGAATCAAAGTTCCCGCGGTGCCAGGTATAGATGCTTGAATAAGCGTCGCGGCAGCGCCGGGCGTTACTCCTGTGATCGTTCCCGAACCGTTCGAGCCGGTCCCGATGGTCTTCTTGATGTAGATCTTGTCTGCGCCGGTAGCAACCCCGTATTCGATCTTGATGTAGTACGGCTTGGTAGCGGCGATGCTATCCTTGGCCCGATACATACGATACCCAGCCATGGCGTTAGCGACAGGTCGAGTCACGGTAGCCAGATTCAACTGACCGGTGTCTGGCGCGACTTCGAGGAAGCCAGACGCCAGCATCGCTGACTCGACGGCCTGACAGATACCTTGAAATTTTGCGTCAGTATCGAGAACGCTGTTGAGTGTCACTTCGAATTTACCCATTACTGCTCCACATCCTTCACGGTCAAGGTCACCTGAACAGACCCCGCCACGAGATCGAAATTGTCGATTCGGTAATAAAGATTGGTACCTCCGGAAGCCTGAAGGTAATCGGCCGGGATGTTGTCCAGCTCGAACATTGACAGGAACAGAAACTCGGTCAGACATCCATGATCGGGCGTGGTACTTATCCCAAGTCTGTCCATGGGATCGGTGTATCGATCTCGAGCGACATCGGCTGTGCGCTTGGCTGCGGTGGTGTACAGCCGAACTCGACACGCTCGATTGACCGAAATATGGGTAAGAATCATTCCGGTTGCCAGCATGTCCAGCGTTCCCGATTCCCCAGCTCCGGGCGCTCGAGATTTTAGATTACCCGTATCAACCGCTGCTGCCAGAGATGCGGTAGCCACAGACACTTCTCGTCGAGCACCACGAGGGATGTTCAGCCTC